CGCGCGCGGCCGCTGCACTTCTGCACTTCTGCACTTCTGCACTTCTGCACTTCTGCACTTCTGCACTTCTGCACTTCTGCACTTCTGCGCTTCTGCACTTCTGCACTTCTGCACTTCTGCACTTCTGCACTTCTGCACTTCTGCGCTTCTGCACTTCTGCACTTCTGCACTTCTGCACTTCTGCACTTCTGCACTTCTGCACTTCTGCACTTCTGCACTTCTGCACTTCTGCACTTCATAACCGGTACTGTTTACCGGTTTCTGCGGGTATTCTGGGTACTTATTACCTCTTACTTTCTGCCCAGCATAACCGCGGAAACGGGTAAACATTGCCCGCAATAAGGGAGGATAAAAACATGTTTGATTACACAAAATCATATTTCTACTATGCTGATGGTAATAGGGTATTTTCCTATGATGAACTGAAAGCAGACTTTCTGCAGAATGCCGACGCTGATCAGGTTGAAGAAGGTTTCGATGCCTGGTTAGACCTGGCAACAGATTTCGGCGGCGAACTTACAATCTGCAGAACAGAAGAAGAAGCGCGCGCGTATCTGTTCTGTGATGAAGAGGAGGATTATTAAGCCATGACAACATACACATACGAAACACCGCACACATCACTCGTTAAATCATCTCTTGCGGAATCCATCAACCGTATCAATTACACACGTTCTGCACGTTCTGTATGTGCCCTGGGCCGTTCTGCTTATGGCAATATCGTTTTGGATCTTGCCAAAGCGCCGCATGTCCTCATTGCCGGAACGACCGGCAGCGGCAAATCTGTACTGATGCATGACATCATTTGTTCGCTTATGTTCAAGAACAATCCGAACACCGCACGCTTTCTGCTGATCGACCCGAAAATGGTTGAATTCTCATTTTACGACGGATCGCCTATGCTTTGGCGGCCGGTGGTAACAGAGACGGCCGACGCGCTGGAAGCGCTGCAGGATGCGTGCATCGAAATGGACAGAAGGTATGCTCTTCTGCGGCAGCGGCATCTCAGAAGCATTGAAGGCACAGAGCTCCCGCGGCTGTATATCTTTGTTGATGAACTTGCCGACCTTATGTACACGAGCCGCAAACAGGCTGAAGCATCAATTGTACGCCTGGCCCAGAAAGGCCGTGCCGCCGGTATCCATCTCATTCTGGCTACACAGCAGCCGGTGGTAAAAGTCGTTACCGGAATAATCAAAGCTAACATCACATGCCGCATCGCGCTGCATACCGCATCACAATCAGACAGCCGCGTAATCCTTGACCATAACGGCGCCGAGCTCCTGAAGGGCCGCGGTGATGCTCTGATCAAGTATCCGGACAGCATTGAAGAAGTACGCTTTCAGGCAGGTTACATCAGCGATGCGGAGATCGAATCCATAGCACAGTGGACCCGCGATCAAAGGCCGAAGGCACCGGTTAAAAAGTCCCTTCTGCAGAAAATATTCGGAAATTAAAAAAGCAGGCACAATGTCTGCTTTTCTTTCTGTAATCCTCTCAGACACGATTTCAGCCGTTCTGAGATGTTTTTTTATTTTTCGATACACTTACCGCCTCGGCTTGTTTTGTCTCTGTATCAGCTTTAAAACCAAGCTCAAGCCTGTCTGAATAATCTGCATCGATAATGTTCTGCGCGTACCTGGCCTCAAGTTCAGCTGGCGATGCTGAATCAAGCACGTTTGTATTGATCTCCTGTGTGACCTCTACACGCTGCTTGTATCCAAAATTGTTAGCGCTGAGGAATATTCCGGTAACCGGATTGATCTTTCCTGTCTGCATCCATTCTTCCAGCATCGCGGCAAGTACCTGCTTTGCCCGCAGCGTCACCTCCTGATGGCCCTGACCCTTTCTGTTGTTGCCGACGGACCAATCATAAAAGGTATTCCTGGCAATGCCAAGCGCGTTACACATGCCCTCTATACCGGGCCTGATATCGTATTCAACGCACTGTTCAAAGTAGTACTGGATCCTTTCTGCGACCGCTTCTGCAGACGTATAATCAACACGCGGAAGCGATGACATACGCAGCATAAATTGAAGTGTTTGTGCATTTTCTCCCTGTTTAAGTTTGGGTGTCCGATGTTGTGAGATCCTTTCCCGTTCTTCTTTTGACAGGCTTCCCGGTTTTCTTCCCATTTACTTCTCCTCCTCTTCTTTCAGCCATTCCGGCAATTCAAATCTTCTGTAATAACCGAGGCTGTGTGCTGTCTCTATGAAATCCTCTTCTGCAACAGATGTCAGCCTGTTGTTTTTTGCGATGCGGTCACAGCCCTGTGCCGTATTGATATGACCCGTTTCCCACTGTTTGAACGTGTCCCTGTCTATACGTGCGCGGGACATTGTTTCTGTCTCATCATGCATAAATTTTATCCTTCCCATACGCCCTCTTTCTTCAGGTCATTACTGATGCGAAGTTTTATCCGCTCGATCAGCTCATCCTGTCCTTCTGCTTTTGTATCCAGGGACGCAATAACATCCTCGTCTGCTGTATCATTTCCGACTATCCTGTGTATCTGCACCGGCATCTTCTGCCCCTGTCTGTTTAGCCGTGCGTTAGCCTGCATATACATCTCAAGCGACCACGTCAGACCGAACCACACAATGATATGGCCGCCGCTCTGCAGATTTAAACCATGGCCCATTGAAGCAGGATGTGCCAAAAGCATCCGGACAGCTCCTGCATTCCATGCTGTGATATCATCCGGACCGCATATGCTTCTTGGATGATATGCGGCAAAGCGTTTCTGCAGCCGTGAAAGATCATGCTTGTACCAATAGAACACCATCACCGGATCCTCGGTTGCTTCCATGATCTCCTGCAGGATATCAAGCTTATGCTCATGTACTTCTGTAACGGCGCCGGCATCATCATACACGGCGCCATTTGCAAACTGCAGAAGCTTTCCGGTAAGGACACCCGCAGATGCTCCTACGATGACATGTTCTTCTGCCTGCAGTATTGCTTCCTTTTCAAGCGTCCGGTACTGTCTGCGCTCTTTCTCGGTCAGCTCGAAACGATGGTCTATGACTGAAACATCCGGCAGGGACAGATAATCAGTCGCTGTCATGCTCATGCTGATATCATCTATCAGCCCGTAAACAGCTGATTCAGCTTCCGGTCTCGGCAGCCATTCATAGATCTGCATACCGTTTCTTCTGCCAGGTACCTCGAACCTGTTTCTGAATCCTGTAATAGTCTGCCCTAATCGCTGGCCGCCATCAAGCAGGAAGATCTGCGGCCACAGGTCCTCGATAGACCTCGGTCTCGGTGTGCCGGTAAGCTCGACGACGCGTGTAACATGCTGATGTTTCAATATGTTTCTCAATGTTCTGAAGCGCTTGCTGTTATATGATTTAAAGCTTGAAGATTCATCGATAACGATGCAATCAAACGGCCAGCGCATATGTTTCTGTTTAAGAAGATCCGACAGCCATATGACATTCTCCCTGTTGATAGTTACGATATCAGCGTCAGACAGCACTGCCGCAGTACGTTCTGCAGCTGAACCGACTGCGACAGCCATACGCAAGTCCTGCAGATGATCCCACTTCTGAACCTCTGAAGGCCATGTATATTGTGCTACATATTTCGGTGCTATGATCAGCACACGATTAACAGCAAACTCTTCATGCAGAAGATGCTTCAGAACTGTAAGTGTGACAGATGTTTTACCGAGACCCATATCAAGTGCAAGCAGGCAGCAGGGATGATCTGTCATAAACTGCATTGCATCCTTCTGATACTGATGCGGTATGTACTTCATGTTTCTGCCTCTTTCGGCAGGGACGGCTTGGTGGCAGCTGCAGCTCTTATATATGCCACGGCTGAATCCACTTTCTGTTTTGTATCGATCACCCAGCAGGGAAAGCCCTGCGCCATGATACGCGCCATCTGGTAATCCTGCAGTGGCCGTGCCTGTTCGGCAGGTGCTTTCGTTTCAATAAATACGCACACACCGCGAAACAGAATCAGCCTATCCGGCACGCCCGCCTGCCCAGGCGAAACAAATTTCAAACATAACCCGCCCATATTTTCGACACGTTTTCTCAGGTACTGCTCTACCTCTGATTCCCGCATAAACGGCACCCTCCTTTTCAGTGGGTGACGGTCGATGACGGTCATAGTATAAAACCTCCTATAGACGTTTTTTTACCCTAAAATTTCGCCATAGCGACTTTTATACAGAGACCGTCATCGACCGTCACCTTTAAGGTTTTTTTACATTTTATATAGGTTTTTTGATATTCTTCCGCTCTCATTTTTAAACATTTCCGAAAAAGTTTTAAAAATGACCGTCACCGACTGACACCGCTAAATTTCAGTTTCAAAGGTGTTTTTCAGCCTCAGACCCGTGACCAATCGTGCCGTTTTCGTCTTGTGTCTGCTGAAATTTTCGGATGCTTCCAGTGCCGAATAGAAGTCTGTTGTACTCCTTACATACTCCCCGTTTCGCATACAGAAAGCTCTGTACGCGGCGTACACATCACCTGATGTTTCTGTGTATTCTGGAGCAACTTCGCAGCATTCGTCGATGAAGTGATTGAACCAGTCATTATCCTGCCGGTACTTATCGATGGCATCCTGAACGACCTTCGGTGTCTTGATATGATAGCCGTTACGGATGACCTTAGCGGCACCGTCAAGGATCCAGGTAAGTACTGCACCGCCACAGTTCTGAAACAGGAACTCAGCATAGTTGGCAATATCACTGCTTGGTTCAATGGTGGCATTAAACGGTATGACCACGAGCCTGCGCCAGATACCTCTGTCAAGCGCGCCGACCTTCGGCAGATGGTTGGTGTACAGCACAAGCGTGTGAGACGGGATAAAACGAAACGGAGCCTGATACTTCTTCTCTGCTGTGATCGCGTCCGTAGAGCAGAGCTGCTTGACTACAGACGTGCTGAGGCGCATGCCCTCCTCGAGCTCAGCAGCGATCAGAAGACGCTTTCCGCGGGCCTCAGCGAGCTCTGGCTTGACGTTACGGTGATTATTCATCGTCAGCGTGTCCGCAGAGATAGAGCCACTGTACGTCCCCAGCACACGGTCGATCGTGTTCCAGAATGTTGACTTGCCGTTACGGCCTTCACCATAAGCGATAAACAGCGCCTCCCGCTTGACTTCGCCGATAGCGGTAAGACCTACTACGTTCTGCACATACTCGATCAGCTCAGGGTCCTTGCAGAAGAACGTGTCAAGAGCCGCGAGCCACACATCCATGTTATCCTCGTCGGGGTCCACAGCCGTCTGACGGGTGATATAGTCTGTTGGCTGATGGAGCTGGTCCCCGAACGAACCATACCGTAAGTCATACGTGTACGATGGCGTGTTAAGCAGATACGGATCAGCGTCAAGATCTTTCGTGTCAACCGCGACCAGCGGACGGACCTCCTTGAGTACGGCCGTTATTGCGCGGGAGTCACGACGCTTTACTGCATAGTCCTTATATTTTGCCGCCGCCATATACTGGTGAAACCTGACGAGCTGCGATGGCATCATATGCTCGACAGCCTTCTTAGCGCCCTTCGTCTGCAGGATATCCCAGCTGCCGTCTGTTATCATGAGCGCTTTGATACGTTCAAGCTCGGTGTCGGCCTCGGCTAGCTGTCTTGCCGTCAGAAGCTGTGCCAGGCGCTGGCCCTCGATCGGTGACTCATTCCAGTATGAACCGTTATACACGAGGAAATCTGTAGCTGCTGAGTACCGCAGGACATCCTTGTACTGCTCCTGCAGAACTGTTGCCTGACCGACGTCTGAAAAATCAGACGGTGCGAGACTGAACGCAAGCAGGCCGTACTTCTCAGGCGGGATGTAATCCGGGCTGGCGGCAATGCGCTTAAACAGCTTCTTAGAACTGGTCCAGATCGATGCAAGCTCGTGCTGCGGCAGCGGCGGGTCACACTTATCTGCAAGCTGCAGATACTGCTGATACGCCTCTTCAGTATCTCCGTAGCGCTTAAGGATCCTTGCGCTCTGTCTTGATAGAGTAGAGTTGCGGGAGCCTGCATAGATGACCGTTTTGCCAAAGTCCTGCAGATCAAACTCTTCAGATCCGGATGAAATCGAGTCGGCCAGGTAATCTGTCAGCGTTTTGGAACCGGCAAAGAATTTCACCTGCGGGTCCGGAGTGCCAAAGAAGAAGCGTGCGGCATCGAGCGCATTGTCGTCAAAATATGGAAACAGCTTGCTGATGTCTGCCTTCATCCGGTGATACTCTTCAGCATCAGTGATAGGTGCGATACTGAATAGAATATGAAATTTTGGACGCGGTGCCTTGCCATCCTTCTGCCTCATGTGGTTCCTGCTGTAATGCACAGCGAACTCGACATCAGGACACATGACCGCGATGTCTTCCGGAGTCAGCCACTTGTCAGGGTCCTCTGTATCATCATTATCGCAGTCCATCGCGAGACAGTTGCTGCTGAGAAAGTTTGTTACCGAGCGGTAGCTGTTGCGGTAGGCAGCACACACATAATCATGCGATACTGCCTGCCGCAGAGACTCATCATCGGTGATGTTCGCCTCGTTCGGGTAAACACACTTTGACGGTTCTCCTATATGATTTCCGTAATAAATAGTGATCATTGAGTGCATTAACCTTTCAATCGATTGGTATGTCGTAAACAGCGTGACCGAGAAGGATCTCGGCAAAGATGTCATCAAGGACAGCCTTTGCACGTGCCTCTGTATCATATGTGCCGACGACAACCCGTACATTGTTTGACATGAGGACCGTCAGCTGATAGACAGGTGCCGGTCCCGCTGTTGGCACAACAGCAATGCCTGTAGAGTTGTCAGTGTTTACGATGTTTGTTCTGTGTTTGCTTCTGATGTACATTCCTCGTCATCCTCCGCTAAATAGAAATCGAGACAATCTCTGATATCTGTCATGAAATCTTTTGCTCTGGCACCGGCATTTTTACCGGATCCCCATGAAGCGTTTCGTTTGTCATAGCATTTATAGATGTCGTCAAGAAGCTCCCTGACGATCTCCTCTTCTGTCATCTGCCGGTAAAGCCGTACTGCGTCTCTCTGTGTATCTCCGATAGGCTCAGCCGAGCCACCCATCAGGGCATAAATAACTTTGATGATGTCTTCCGGTCTCATAATTGTTTCCTCTCTGCCCATGAACAGTAGTCCACAGTCTGCGTCATTCGTTGACCGTGTGTGCCGTCATGGTGAATCCTGCATCTGCCGAAACCAGTATCTTCGATTCGTCTGAAGTGAACGCAATCGGCGCACCGAATAATCGGTACGCCGCCGAGAATCGCTTGCAACGTTCCCCTCGGAATATCCGACAGATTTATTTCTGCCGTGAATGTTTCGTCTGTGAACGCCTTCATGCCGTGCGTGTCATATCCGTATTCGTTCATTCCGGTTCCCTTTCTGCCGGGCAGGCATGGAAGTCGGCTCGGTATTCGTACATTACCCCTGTTGTGTCCTCGTACACCTTTTTGTATCCGGCATTTCTCATTTCAAACTCCTGCATGGCTTGGAACTCTTTCCAAGTAAAGAAGACTCTGTAAATAGTTGTGACAATCATTCTTCTTTCCTCTCTGCCCAATCACAGAACCCTTCTTCTTGTTTAATCGGTGGCGTATAGTTACCATGACCGTCACCCCACCATTGGTTATGGCAATAATAGCCATCATAATGTATGCAGTCCTTACACCTCACCAAAGGTACATACTCCGCAGATGTTCCCGTAGTTGTAGTAATTGTCTGAGCAGGCAATCTATAACCGCATAACGGGCAAATCTGTCCGCTAGTAATCCCGATCATCAGTGCTCCACATTTTGGGCAACTAATCCACTCACTCATTCTTCATCCATCCTCGCTCCGCAATTCGGGCAATATTTGTACCACGGTGTGTCTATTTCAATCACATGCTCTCCGCATTCAGAGCATCTCCATGCGTGATGTGGAAAGAAATCAGCGTACTGTCCTTCGTCAAGCCACTTGCCACGTCTGACAGGAACTGCGTCAATGGTCGGTGCGTTGTCTATTGCTTTCTCAATGCCACCTGTCCAAAACATTCCGTAATCTCTGCTGTTAAAATCATCAGCAACTGGATATACATTTGTGCAGATGGTTTCTTTCAGCGTGTCCGCGTCAATCAGTCTCATAATCCGTGTGCCTTTCCCACCAGTCTTCAAGCATCTGCTTTGCATAATCCTCATATTTCAGCCAACACTTGATTCCGCATGTCTTCTCGTTTTCGTATCCCTCGATTGCGTATACCTCGCAGTCATACCACGCTATGAGCATCGGATGCACACAGGGCAGTTCAACCCATGTGTCTTCATCGCTGTCAAAGCACAGCGTGACTTTGTCTGAGATGTCAGTCTGTATCCGCTCGTCAAACTTGATTGCCGGTACTTCCTGCTTGTCAATCAAATGCAGTACATCAATCAGTCTCATCTTTTTCTTTCCTCTCTGCGTTGTTGCAGTATCCATCGCCCATGACAGAATGAGTGTTGAAATACTGACACGAATACTCCCACTGCTTTAGCCAAGGCAGATTTTTTAAATATATCTTTTTGGCATATTTACAATCTCTGCACCGGATGACAGGAACTGCATCATTGCACTGCTCGACTGCCCGTTTATAAAGCCGAATGATTTCACGTTTTGACATCCGCTCAAGTTCTTCATTGGGATATGGTTTCATTTCTCATCCATCCCCGCCCCACAGTCAGGGCAATAATTCCAGGCACATATATATTTGTCAGACGTCAAATGATAGCCGCGGCCACATTCTGAGCATCTCAACGCATATACACCGTTAGACCACTTGTCATTTTCACATGGGATCCAACGACCATGTCTGACTGGTACAGCGTTGATTGTTGGCGCATTCTCAATGTCCGTTATGATCTGATCTAATACATAGCTTCGCATGTGGTAATCATCGCACAGCGGTCTGTTAAAGCTTTCGATATCCTTCTTCAGTACTTCTGCATCAATCAGCCGCATAATCTTTGACACCTCTCAATCCGAATCCACAGTAGAACCCTCGTGGCAAGTAGACCGACTCCCCGCTGTTGTACATTTCTTCCCATCGTTCGCAGTACTTGCACTCGCCTGTAACTGTCAGCTGAGCGAAAACACACTCATTACACCGGACGATGCATTCCGGTTCATCTTTAATAACTTCGAACAATCTCTGAAAAGCATCTGCTACAACCAGGGCATTCTCCTTGCCTGTAACTACCAGATCAAGAGCATTTAATTCAGCTTCGATTTCCGTAAGCAGGTCCTCTTTGCTTATTATCGTGTTCATGCTTCGGGCTCCGTTACGGTATCACGTTCACGATTAATGTGATTAAGTACTGTTTGTGGTGAGCATTTCATTTCCTCTGCAATCTTACTTGCGGGCCAGCCAGCTCTGTGCAACGCCATGATCTTTCCATGGTCAATGCTGCTCCCGCCTGGCTTTATGGATTTGTTCCATGCCTTGTTCACCTTTTTTACCGTTTTTTCTTCTGCCATTTCCTCAAGCAGAACGTAGGATTCTGCCCTGCGCAGGTCTTCAAGACTTGTTGCTGATGTTATCGGAACGAGCATGTATGCGGTTGTTGTTCCTTCAAATACAGTTTTAATAGCCTCTTCAAGTTTTATCGTTTTCATCGTTATCCTCTTCTACAAAGCACCCGCAACCACCGATGTCCTGCAGTTCATCCATACTTAGCTGACAGCCATTTCCCTCGCGTGAGAGGCGCAAATCTTTAAGCGTGAATGGTTTTCCTTTCCGTTTAAGAATCGCTACGTCACGGTCTAATTTACGCCGAATAGCCTGTTCTTTGTTTTCCCATTCAAGGTACCGCCTTCTGTCTGTTTCAAGCAGGTGAGACCAGTGACCGATACCGCCTTTTACGCAGCATCCGGCGCAATTGTTATGGCTGAATCCAACGCGGTACATGTACGGGATCTCTATACCTTCCTGCCGTAATGCATCGAGCATATCTGGCTTATCCAGGTATGGTGGTTCACACATTGGAAATTCCACCTTATACGGCGCATAGTTCTTTTCGATTGCGCCTTTTCGGTGTGTTTCTGTCCAATCAATACCGAGATACAGTATGCAGTCATCCGGACCGTAATTGTCTTTTAGCCATCTCCGGAACGGTCTGCTCTTTAATTTCTTGGAACAGTTAGCTATCCGGCTGTTGTATAGGAAGTTTTCTTCCCAGGCTAATTCAAAAGGTGTCTTACCTTCGCACAATCTGATGATCTGAATATCGAGCTTCTTCTCAATGTCGTCGAGGAATCTGTACAGATCACCATCTTCTGCGAGAGTGTCGCAGAACACTGCGATTACGTCTGCTTTGTTATGTTTGTCTAATACTCGTTTAAGTGTGAAATAGCTCCCTACTCCACCACTGATTGAAATAATATGCTTCATAACGCCTAACTGATCCGTTCAGTCAGGCAATCAGCGAATCCTCCAAAGCTCGCTTACGCTCACGCTGTAACCGCTGATTTTATGCAGTGCTTAATCAATCTCACGGCAACCTAGTTTCACTAGGATTAGTTACTTAGCCTCCTTTTCATGTGCTGGTGCTGCCAGTCTTGCCCCGCATCTGGGACAGAAATTGTATGATTCTACTCTGCTTACACCGAATGTGCATACCGGGCAAACCCAATGCTTTACTGGATTGCCCCAGATATTACGTCTGATTTCAAATACCCATGTGCCTTCCGGCTGTTCATCAATACGCTTTAATTTCGTATCCATCTTCCGCAGCCTCCTTGATGAGACGGTCTGCCTCAGCCTCGGTCATGGTGTTAACTTTTGGCTTGCTTGTAAGCAGGCTTGTCATGTCTTTGACAGTTGCCTCGATCTGCTCATCCAGTACCTTGTCCATCAGATGACCGAATGAAACCCAGTCATCGAGCACGTAACCGTCTGTCTCAGTCGAGAAGATCTGCCACTCAGGAAATTGATCTCTCTTTACATAAAACCTAGGCATTTAATTCCTCCTCTAAACCGTTTGCGAATCTGTCCTGTTCCAGTTCAAGTACAAGACGGCCGCGCTCATAACTTAACCGCATGAGCGCGATGACACGCCGTTCTTGTACATATGTAAGTCCGATGTCATACAGACTGTTGAGAGTTCCCTCAAGACCGTCATCGACACGCTTTAACTGCCGCGCCAGGTTCTGCCTAACATTTGTTCGTGCCATAGTCAGTCCTTCAGATAGTAAGGTGTTTGAAATCCCGCTGCCGGGTGAAACAGTCCGGCATCCCATGAGCCGTTATTCATCTGCATGAATCCTTTGAGTCTGATCAGTTGTGCCGGGTCGTTATCTGTTTCGCAGAGGATCTCATCGTGAATGTGCCCGATGACTTTGATACCGGCCGTATCCAGACGTCCTAATGAATCGCACAGAAGATCCCTGGCCACCGCCTGAACAATGTTCTCCACGAGCTTTCCACCGAATGTTTTCAGCCGGCACCAGCCCTTCGCGTCATTGCCACAGTACGTAATACCGTCTTCCTCGGAGATCTGCACGCTGTAGTATGTAAGCCACCTTCCGGACGGTAATCTGACGAACATATTTCCGTCACGGTATCTGAAGGTAAATGCTTCGTGTACAACGTCAACGCCGAATTCTATACAGCCTCGTGCGGCCTGTTCGATCTTTCTCCAGAAGCCTACGATGTGTGGGTTAGCATTGCGCCATCTTGTTACCAGATCCGGGAGTTCTTCCTCGGTCAGTCCCGACTTAAGTGCGCCCATGTTTATGAGTGCGTTCTTTCCACCGCCGTAACCGAGTCCAAGTACAGCCGTTTTACCCTTCTGCCGGAGTGCATACTCAGGATTACCCTTCTTGATTCGTTCGATCGGTACGCCAAACATCTGCGATGCGGTTGCCTCATAGATCTTGCCGTCACCATGAAATACATCCTCTGCCCATTTTTCATGTGCAAGCCAGGCAATTACTCTAGCCTCTATTGCTGAATAATCTGCAATCGTGATGACTTTGCCCTGTGGCGCAATTAGAGCCGTTCTGAGAAGCTGTTTGAAGATGTCCTGAATGTCATCATATGCCATCTCTAAATATGCCCAGTCTCGCTTCTTAACGAGGTCCCTGACCGCATCAAGCTCTTCCATATAGTTTCGCGGATAGTTCTGCGGCTGAATGATCTTACCGCTGAACCTGCCGGTCCTCGACGCGCCATAGAATTTAAAAACGCCGTGTACTCTTCCGTCAGAGCAGACAGCGTCCAACATGGTCTGATACTTCGTTACAGACGTTTTGGAGAGGTTCTGCCTGATGGTAAGAACTTCTATCACCTCTGCATCATCCGTAGCCTTAATGATCTCTGGAAGGCTGTCCTTTGTAATTGCCGTAGCGTGAATGCCTCGCGATGCGAGCCACCCTCGTAACTGCTGCAGGCTGTTCGGATTTTCGAGATGCGTTATCGCTTTTGCTCTGTCCAGCTGCCTCTGCAGTTCTGTCGTGTTGTATTCAATGATTGCCCGGCACAGGTCCGTATCGATCATGATGCCGTTATCATTGATGCGTTCATTTACGCGGTAGTTGTATTTTTCTGATTCAAGGTCTTTTGTGTAGTGTTCACTGAGGTACCTAGATATTGCTCTCTCGGTAACTACGTCCTGTTTGTTGTACTTCTTATACAGGTCCCACTTAGCCATGTCATGAACCGGTAGATTACGTTCCCGCATGCCATTAGCCTTTGTAGCTTTGCACGGCTTGCTGAAGAAGTTGATAAGGTATGTTCCTGCTGAATCCTTTTGTTCAGCAAGTCCCAGGACCTTTGCAACATCCTTCAGCGATGCCGGCAGACCATACATGGCAGCGTGTACTTGTGTATCCCACCAGTTATCGGGTGAGAGCGGTCTGTCTAAGCCTAAGTACTTGCTTAAACAGATCCGCTCAAACCCTGCATTGAACGCGTGTATCTCCACATCAGGATCCTGCAGTGCTGTTAAGAGGGAGTGAGGTAATTCTTCACCGCATGCCAGATCAACAGTTACGACGTCCTCGTCATCAAACGCGTAACTAACAAGAAGTATTTGGAAGAAAGGAGAATCAACATACCGATACACGCCGTTCGAGATATCAATATCTGAATACGTCTCAATGTCCACAGAGCATATCCGCTTTGCAGACATACGGTTTTAGTTTTCCCAGTCTTCTGCTTCGACTTCGATACCGTCGAATGCATTTTCAGCACTCATGCCGCCACCGAGCGGTTCACCATCTCTTGTCTTAAGCAGGTTCTGCAGACTGCAGGCAACACCTTTGTTACCGGATGTGTTGAATGCGTAGAAGTTAACATGCGCGTATCCATAGCAGCCGCTGTAGAATTCTGTCTTATCGAAGATCGGCTGATGCTGTGCGCCGGGGACAGCCTTCAGAATATGCGGTGCATTCTTATTGCTGGCATTGACGAACATGTGACCGGCATATACCGGATCATCGGGACGCTCAGCGTCACCGTCACGCAGAGGATATTTGAAGGACGGGGACCCAGACGGATTCTTACCACCGAATTTTGATGCCAGACCATTGTTGATGGCCAGGTCAATCGCGTCTTTTACCTTTGCCAGGGTCTTTTTATCTGTCTTCGGAATGAGAATCGATACGCTGTATTTTGCGTTATCCGTATCGCCGTTGATGCTGTTCGGCTCCCATACATGTGCATAGCTGAATCTGACTTCACCGATAACGAGTTCTGTTGATACTTTAGACATTTACTTTTCCTTTCCTGCGCAATCTGCGCTTCTGTATATAACGATCATTGACGGGAACGGCGCGTTATACATGGCGCCTTTGAACTTGATGCGTCCTTTAATGAACCGTATTTCAGCCGTTCCGTATATGTAGTCATGAAACCATTGGGTGTCTGTCCTGGCAGGAATCAGAAGCACAATGGTCGTATTAGGTTTTCTGCTTTCCTCGTATGCTTTACGAACCCACTTGGCGAGTTGTTTGCCGTATGGAGGATTGCAGAACACTGTATACCCCCCCCAGTTCTGCGAGAGACCATCATCAGCAGCCGTGTAATACTTCTCACAGCGATGATTTGCGTCACTCGCAGATGGGTCAAGGGAGAAAGAGAACTCTTCATTTAACCGGTCAAACAACCAGTCTGGTGTTTCCCAGTCACCGCGATTTGATGTGAACAGTCCTGTGGTGATCATTCGTCTATCTCTATCGCGTCAAATACATCTGTTGTGGCATTTATTGCCGGTCGTGGGTCAGTATCTGGTGCAAGCGTCGGCTTTCCTTCAGGCCTAATGACCAGATCATCGAGCAGCTCATCAAACTTCTTTTTACCGCCGAGGATCTTCTGTACTTCAGTAAGTCCATGCAGTGTCTTTTTGTAGATCAGCGCATCATCGATTCCCGCATCTCTGAGACGCTGTGCTACGGCAGCGTCATCTGCCCATCTTCGGACCGCTCTGCCTTCTACAAGTTTCCAGCCAGGAACATCTTGCCCATTAAGCAGAAGGTCCATAACGTGGTCCTGTAACGCTTTCACGTAAGATTCGAGAGCAGTTGCCCGTGTGAGGATATCGGAGATCTGTGCCGGGGTCAGCAGATTGACATCCGGAACTTTATTCATGACAGGCTCGATCTCAAATACTGCGCTTGCCCTGTGCGGGCATGTCGCCTTCGCCTTGCAGAATTTGCACCAATCACCTGCCGTATATGTGCCGGTGCCGTTGTATGCTTTAACGGCAGCTGGTTTGAGCTCGTCCTCTGCCCACTTCAGCAGATCGGCAACACTGATCGTTTCTTCCGTAATGCTGTCCAGGCGCGGCTGATCTATACGTGTGATGACCGTCTGCGGTTCATATATCACCCCGTATGCATACAGCGCGCCAAGAGCATACAGTCTAGCCTGCGGATTGTTCACAGCGGTAACCGGAACACCCTTGCCGAACTTGAGGTCAATTACCATGATCGTATCGCCGCCAATGATTATGCAGTCGGCAGTGCCGAAGCAGTCCTGGACCCACTGTTCCATTGACAGCTTTGTTTCTACGAACATAACAGCGTCTTCGTGTACAGACTTCATGTCCTCATACGTGTCTATGACATGTTCTATGTATGGACTGAGGCCAGACCATATTTCCGGGTCTGCCTTTTTTACCGCTCTGTTCATTGCGGCTCTGCCTTTGCTCAAGTATGTTGTCAGCAGTTTCTCTGCAAGCTCATGTGCGCGTGTGCCTTCATCGCTGAATGCTGTGCGCGTATCCGGCATATTTTCGGTGAGTCGTGCGGAAGGCGTGCAGTGCATCCAGCGTTCAGCTGCTGATGGACTGAGCAGTGCGTGTGCCCTCTCAGCGTGTTTAGGCATTTGCTACAGCCTCATAAACGTCAGCTATCTTATCCTCGGGAATGTCTGACATCTTTTTGAAGCCGAACTTTCCGAGGATCTCAGGAATGTTGATGCCATCCTTATTGCGGCGCTCGGAGCAGAATACTTTCAGCTGCGCGATAGTGATTTCCTTCTTCGGTTCCTTTTTTGGTTCAACTACTTCAGGTGTAATCACCTCAGCCGGCTCAGCTGCAGGCGACTCTGCCGGTGTCGGATCAGCGAAGGACCTCGCAATGTCCGTGTCGGCAACACCGACAGCGCGAAGCGCGTCGATATCTTCCTGGGTAAGAGATGCTGTGCTTTTTGCCGGAATACGGATGGCACCTGTGAACAGGTCAGCGAGGAAAGCCATCGTGTTTTTCGACAGGTCGATTGAAACGTTTACTGTGATTTCCATGTGTGTTCCTTTCTAGTCGCAGAATGGTCTGCAGATCGTAAAGTGATATGTGCCGTCTCCCGTCTTATGGAGATCATGCCAGCCGGAGAAATAGAACACCGCATCATTGTCCTTCGGACCGCCGATGCAGATTGCCCTTTTCCACTCGCTGTGAGACGGAAGATCAGTGCCAGAGTTGAATCTGTCAAGGCAGGCCTGACGAACAGCCTGCTCAGGTATGTCAGTTACAATGTCCCACTCATCGAATGAGTCATCGTATCTGCGGTACTGACCGCTATGTGTTTTTTTGTATTCGAACATTTCGCATTCTCCTTATGCCTGATGTCTATCGATGTAATTCAACGCGGCGTATTCCAGAAAATCAGGGTCATTCCTGTATTTGAGGAATAAAGCGATTACGGTATTCAGCACGGGGACGAGACCATCCTCTTCCTGTATTGCCTGCAGGATTGCGAGAAGCTCAAACGCCACTGCGTCAGGATCCCCTATCACTTCAACCGTTACCGGCACTTCGCCGCTTGCCGTCGGATCACTTAACTGTGATCTAATCATTGATGCGGATTCCCTTGACTGCGTGCTTAGCCACCTTTGTGGGAATCGGCAATCTTACAGCTGCCTCATGAACAGTCAGCAGAATGAGATCTTCCAGGCTCCTGCCGTATGTGTCGATCATGTACTCAGTGCCGTCTTTGTAGTTGACGATCACGGACGTTGCCGGCACGATGTCCGGATTTGCGCACCAGTGAATACTGACGCGGTCTACAGTAGGATTTACCTCTTTGATTACGAACTCGAGCAGTTCGTCATACATTGATGTGTTGATCATTTCTATCACCCCATAATTGCTGTAAGAACAGCACATTCGATAAAAATCAGAAGTCCGGTACACCAGAGGAGCTCAAGGTCCCTCTTAAACGACTCTATGCGTGCTTTGCGTTTCATTTTTTGGCCCTTTCCGACCGCTTAAGAGCGGCCACTGTGCGGATCTTTGCCTCATTGCTGAGGTCATGACCCTTGTTACTGTTGAAGAACTGCAGGACATCATCTTCCAGGAAGATGTATCCGTGTGCTGTGCGCATTCCCTGCAGCAGTCCGTACTTTCGGTACCAGCCGATCGTGCGCCTGTTGCAGTGAAGAGCGTCTGCAACTTCAAGTGTTGTTAAGAATCTCATCCATGTGTGTCCTCCGTTTCCCAATTTTGGGTACGCTTAGCGTATAAAAAAATTCACGATATCTTCCGGATCGGTGATATCAAGCAGATCGCTTAACTTAGCGATTTCAGGACCGGTCAGCTCTCGCTTTCCGGTGAATATAGCCGAGACAGTATTACGCGATACATTCAGACATGTGATCACATCATCCTGCGTCAGGCCAAGTTCAACCATACGGCCTCTGACTTTATTGATCTTCATGCTCCTCCTTTCTGTTCTGTTACCCATTATTGGGCTTCTGCTATAAACTTATCACCCGCTATGAGCGCTGTCAATAATTTTGTTAATGATTTTTTCATTTTTGGGTCGGGTGCACCATTTTGTGCGAATGAACATTGCAATTTTGGGCAACGCATCTTATTATATTGCTACAAACATGGAGGTTCCAACCATGCCAAGCGAAATCGGTAAACGAATACAGGAATGCTTAGACTTTTATCACATGAGCGTCCTGCAGTTGGCACGTGAGGCAGATGTCCCGCGGTCAGCATTATTCAGATACATCAGCGGTGAAACGGCTAGTATCCCTGCTGATCGACTGGCCAAATTAGCCAAACAGCTATATGTGAGCGTTGATTATCTCACCGGCAGCGGTGATTACAAACGAGATTATGTACATGAGTTCGCTCTGCTCGGCTATTCTTACACGGAGCAGGATGCCAGCGAAGGCTACGGTCTCGATGAGGTCGCTAAGATGACGATAGATCAGCTTGAGAACAATGAAACAGCAAAAGACGTAAAGGTCGCTGTTCCAGATTTTAAAAACGCCGAAGAAGCAATCCAGTTTATCCTAGGTTTGCCGCTTGTGGCTGCACATGGTGGATATGATCTAGACTCAATGACCGACCAGCAAAAGATAGAATTTGCAAATGAAATAGCGGCAATGATCAGGATCATGGGGAACCGCTACAGCAGGAAAGAATAAGTAGCTAGAGAGGATGGCCTATGTGATTCACGAAGTACTCGATCAGTTCCGAAATCTTGAATCAAGAAACATTAATGAATTACTTCTTAACAGAGATATTAAAATCTACTACTGCCCATTCGTATTTACCAATGATCAGAGCCGTGATGCAGTCATCCTCACATTCGAAGATCAGACGGCGATATTCTTACGCTTACTGCCGGATGAGAATCCACTGTACGAACAGTTCTTACTCTGGCATGAATTCGGGCATTACGTTGTGGACGGTAAATCGGAGCACACCCGAAGCTTCGATTATTATACGCACAACAAGGCTGATGAAGTCCCCGCAAATGTATTTGCCGTATTAGGTCTCCTGGATCCGGAGAACCCCACCGGCGAAGACATTTACACGGCCGCACGCAGAACCGGCATTCCTTCTGAGATCCTTGTAAACGTATTATTCAGATTCGGTCTTGACTCCGACCCAGAAGTCTCAGAATACTATCTTGCATATCAGTAAAACAAAAGAAAAGCTCCGCTGAAGGGCCAACGACAGCGGAGTATATAGAAATCACACATGGAATGTTTTTTCTATGGTTCGATTATACCACAGAGAGGAGGCAGATATGTCAAAATATCCTATCACAAAGCTGAAAAAGGAAAAGTACATCTATGAAATGCAGAAGGAATCGTTGTTCTTCGTGGTCCGGCTGCAGAAATCAGTCAAGTACAGAGGTCAGCACAGCACGGAATACATACGTATTGCCGATTATGATTCCCCTTCCGATGCCCTGTCTGCCGCCGTCATAGTTCGTGAGCGTATGCTGCATGAAGCCCGGCTCGGGACATTAGTTAATAAGTATCCCACTGTGCAGGAGCTCTATGATGAATCATTTAACCTTATACCGGTGGCTAAAAAGACACGTGAACGGCACGATCTGTTTTACCGTCAGGCGATCCAGCAGTACGCTGACATTCCGATCAATGATGTATCTGCAGCTATGGTGCAAAAGTCACTGAACTTGTATGCTAAGGAACATTCACAGGATATGGTCCGTCACTTTATGACAGTGTGGAAACGTATATACAGAACGGCGCTTCTTAATGAGCTGGATATCAGCGATAAATCCATGATGGTAAAAATACCAGTGTCCAAGATCCTGCCGAAAAGGACTGAGACAAAAACCACAAAAGAGGATTATCTGCTGTTTCTTGATGCACTGCAGAATTATCAACCATGGAAGCCAATATCGGTTTATCGGAACAAATGCTATTGGTTCGCTCTACAGATCATGTATTACACCGGTTTAAGGCCGTCTGAGACGTTTGCGCTTTCCCGTGAGTCATTATCCCATATTCATGAAGAACTGCCCTACATCGCCGTTTATGAGCGTGTGGGAAGCACGTCAGAGAACAGACGGCAGATCATCACGCTGAAAACTGATGCTTCGGCATCTATCTTACCGATTGCTGATGAGCTCGTGCCAATCCTAGACGAGCTGCTTGCCTGGTCGAAGACGGACCCCCTGCTCTGCGATCATGACGGACTGCCGGTGGAAATAGATTACTTCTCACAGTACATATCAGCAGTCGCTAAATCAGCTGGTATCAAATTCAATGCGTATATGCTTCGTCACTTGTTTGCCACTGACGTGCATAACAGCACGCCAAACATCCGCACTCTGCAGTCATTGATGAGACACGCCGACCCTGAAATGAGTATGAAATACAACAACGTTGATATGGAAGCGATGGTCCGTGCCGTAAAAAACAGATCGCTGAATTGATGAAATTATCATACAAATTATCATACAAAATAAGAAAACCGCATTGTTATGCGGTTTTCTAAATGTCTAATGGCGTCCTCGAGGTCAACAACACCGGTTGTCAGCACTTGTTCGTAGCTTGCCAGTAATAGTTCATAAACCGCATCGTTAAGCGACTTACGGAGGTTGCCGTATGTTCTTAACGGTGCTTGCTCTGCTCGTATTTGTTTGGTATTTTATCATACTTTTATCATACGTAACGGCAAGAGCTGTTCCCTGAATAAATATAAAAAGACCGCCCTAGGTTCAGAGCGGTCCTCCGGAGGAATGGACTGACATTAATTCGCCAGTCCAGTGATACAGATATGTGGATCACCTCCTCTCAGGAAAGAAAGCTTCCTTTTTCTTCGCAGTTCATGTACACCTTTTTGATGTGCTGTGTACTCAATACTGTTTTATTGTTTTGAAATTGTGGATGCTCGTGGCAATATCGCTCATATGAATCTATGTCGGAGAGTATCTGATCGAAAGCCTCTTTAGTATGTTTTCTTCCTTCTAATAGCTCTCCATTAAAATTAAGGATACAGCGCCGTGCTGTTATGGCCCTTTCCATTTCAAATTCCGATTTAAGGTCTTTCACAGCTTTGAGCGTCTCTGCAGTCTGTTTGTTATTAGTATTGTTGAGGCGGGACGACAGCCACGTCCAAAAGCCTGTACTACCGATCAGTGCAATGATGATTGTGACAAGATGATCTCCATTAATCGTAATAGGATCCATTGGTTTACCCTCCCTTTCTGTTGGATGTCATAAACCTCTGTCCTGACACCATTAATGCCGATGCTGGCCATCACCCTTTGTGCTTTTTGTTGTATCCCACCGTTGAATAACTCAGCAGACTGTTGATAAACAAGATCACGGCTGACGCTGTACCGGCAACCTCCTTCGCGTATGGAAGCATCCAAGTATCAGCCACACTCGCATACAAAGTAATTGCTAGCGGAATCAGTACGTTCGCGATAAACTTGATAAGATCATAGGTTTTATTTGACATCTCAAACAAATACCCTTCCGTTTCCGGAACCGGTGTATCTGTCTCTGCGACAGAAACAGGTGTTTCCGGTTCCGGTACAGCCGTCACAGGGTCTTCAACCGGTTCCGGTTCATGGATAGCAGGTTCTGATATTACCGGTTCATCGCTGATGATGACCTGGGACGGATCAGTAGTCACTTCTATATCACGATAGAACGCTATAGCATTGCTGATGCGCCTATGCTCGGCGGTGCTGTACACAACCTGGTATCCGATCTGCATGCACGAGGACCCGCCGCTGTCCATGAGACATACGTCCTGTACACCGTCTATCGTCTTTGCCCAGCTAAGGCAATCCTGTGGCGTCATTTTGCCGGTGCATACGGCAAACGCAAAGCGGTCCTTTGTACGTATTAGCATAGACTGTGTGTTAGCGCCCAGCTTACTGTTAGCCGTTTCTGGTGATATCAGCCATACGTCCTGGCCGTTATGCATCAGGATGATCGCCGGACTGCAGGCAAACTGTACACCGCCTTTCTGATACCAGAAGTTATTATCCATACCGACTTCAGTCGTGCCGTCCTGCCGCAGCGCATAATAGTAGAATGCGCCTTGTCTGGGCACAGACCATTCATTTACACCGCACCGCACTCCGATGGCCGTACCGGTGGACATGATAAAGTAGTTCGCATTCAGCTTTCCATAATAAATGTGTTCATTATCATCAATATCCGCTATCAGCTGCAGGTCGGTACCGGTTACTGCGCCGCCCGTCTTTGCGCTGATCAGCGTCACCTTATCTTCTTTATGCTGTCCGTAGACAATGATCGGTTGACCGTTGAAGGATGTTTCAAACTTAGCGCCTGAATCAATATGAATCATATTGTCTGACCACTCCTTCCATCTGAATGCTCCGAGGATATCGAGCTTATTCTCTACGATGGTGAAACCTTTAAATGACGCCTGGTTCTGGCCAAAGATCCTGCCATATTCGGAGCTCGTATAATCAACAAACATTGCAATGTGAGAATACGGGCAACTGGATCCCTGGCTCCATATCAGCCAGTCACCTTTCTGCAGTGCCGATCTGTCGGTAATAAATTCAAAATTCTCATATGACTTCGGCGTCTGCCATCGTAGATTCCAATACCCGTCAGCCCAGCCTGTGCCTGTCGGATACTGCCCGACTCCGCACCAATTGCAGAAGACCTTATATCCGTACACGCACTGGACGCCAAGTTCAGGTGTCTCAGCGTACGCTTTGCCGATATAGGCGTCGATAAATTCCTGAGGTGTTCTCATCACTCAGCTTCGGAAACTGTAGTGTTTTCCGTTGGTGTGTCAACGGTTCCAATATCGGTATCGGTTACCGGTTCGGCTGCAGAGTTCATTTCTTCAGCAACCTCATGACGGAAAGCCTTTGACATTACAAGCTGGCCTGCATCCGTCAGAATCACGGCACTATGTACAGGTACTGAAGATACTGCCGCATAGGAGAGGATGCTGTGGTAAGTAGATTCAGCCTCGTTAAGAGTCTGCTTCTGATAAACGAGATTTGCTACGGTTGTATCATTCATTTTCTGTAATTCAATAACGATGTACATGTTTTATCCCCCTTTATACCTGTCTAAAAGTTCTCCATCATGAGAAGTTAAATGTTACCTGTCCATTAAACACAACCGGAGTGTTGACGGTTGCGCCACTCATGCCGGCACTGGTCACGATCTGGATTCTGACCATGTTCGGCGCGACAATAGATGCGGTAACTGATGTCACAGAACTATCCGTCAGCCAGTTGGTCGAGTCTGTGGAGTTGTTAAGATAGCCTCCGATGCCCCGTACCGCTCCTGTGAATCGTGAAACTGAAACGCTCGTGATGTTCTCGAGTGACTTCGGCAGCTGACATGTAAAGTACAAGTTTTTGTTAGCGTAACCGGAGTACCCGCTCAAGATCACGGCTCCACTGGCTGCGAAGCTGTTTCCTGCAAAATAATATAAATCAGACTCTTGCATGAGCCGTGTCCATTCGGATACTGTGCCGGGAGTGCTTGCGTATGATGCTACATATTTCCTTGAACTTGTTGCCGATGCAGTTACATAATTTAACTCCAGTATGCATCTGGATGCAGTGAATTTGGTAATCTGCAAAAGACCTACGGATGGCACTCCACCGAAGTCATTAACTGAAGCAATATTCTTTATCCAAATTGAATAATTTGGCAGTGAAGAACATATAGTAGCTAGTGATGTTGATGTGCTGAACGCATCCTTATCGTAGAATCTCCAACCATCAAGGCTACTCTGCACATAGGCTGTTGTTGCAATCTGTGTAGTATTTGTGCCTGCTGGCGCAGTCGGTGCTGTCGGTGTGCCTGTGAGAGCCGGAGACGCAAGCGGTGCTTTTGCGTTTACTTCCGAGACTGTTGCAAAGTTGCGATTTCCTGCGCTTGTAACGAGGTCATTGATGCTCTTCAGCGTGCCATCTTCGTTATAGATTGCAATGCCCATGCCCTTGATGGGAGTGCTTCCTGTTTCTCTCAGCTCAACGTGTGGATTAGAGTTGCCGTTTGCAGATGCTGTGATGCCAAATCTTAGCGTAGGAGATACCGAAGGTGCTTTTGTGTCGATGTCTGTAAGCAGTTCATTCACGGCAACACGGTTGTCATAAATGCCTTCCTCAATCTTGTTCAAGTGTTCCGCATCAATTGCCGGTGTGGTGTCATTTACCCATTCAGTTTTGGTGTAATCGTTAATCGTTGCCATTTTCGACAGCCTCCTCTATCTTCTTGTCCTCTTCCTGCAATTCAAATGCGGTTACATCCTTGATGATGCTCGTGAGGATCAACCGAATTACAACAGGTGGAAGATTCGATTCGTTTATGGTTTTAACCAATGCCTCCTCTGTTTCTCTTACTCTCTTTGTATATTCTGTCATTTGCCCTCCTACTGACCGCACAGCACTTGATACGTGGTGCCACTGATTGTTATTGATTTGTATGTAAGGCTTTTAGATGTGCCGTTTATCGACAGTGCCACTGAGCCGTTTTCTCGGAAAGCTATGTACGAATTAAACGCTGTTCCAGCACTATTCATCTTTCCCAATGTAATTGCGCCACTCTCGGACATGAGCAGGTTTCCTGTCATCACGTTGGAATCGTTACGGGTAATTAAATTTATGCTTGTTCTTGACAGACTGACACTTGTCTTGACAACCGTTCCGTCTTCATTGTTTGTTGTGAGTGCAGCCGTTGCCGTTCCGTCGCTTGTCGAACTGAGAGACAACCTGCTTGCAATTGGCGGTGTATCAGAGCCATCATCAGAACTGTAATTTGATAGGGTGACTGATCGTGAACCACTAGAATTGAGCATGTATATTGCGTTTGCAAGTGATGAACTGCCGATGACATAGTTGTTAAATGTAATCTGTGAAGCCGAGGAACTGGAATACATGTTTACACTGTTGGCGGCTGTCTGATATAACAGGTCAGCATTCGACAGCGTAATACTGTTACGCGTTGATGATGTGGCAAGTTGCAGATAATTTGCTCGATTGCTGCTTGCCATTGAATAGTTATACACCGACACATTATTCGCGGTTTGGGATGCGCTAAACACCATTGTATTTGCGTATGCATCGGCATCGACATCGGGGTTTGAATTATCTGCGCGATAATTTCTTAAAACCGCACGATTGTCACCGCTTGACGAATACATGTCGAAGTCGTTTCCGTGGGAGGAATTAGCCACTGAATCTGTTGCCGAGTTCGAGTACATGAAGTTTGTCAAATAAACGTTAGACCCGGTTTGAGAGCCGGTGAAGTGCAACCGGTTGCGATACATGCCCTCATAAAAGTTATACAGTCGCAACATTCCGTAATAATTGCCCGATGACAATTCATGGCTGACCTGTATGTAATTTGCACGGGAGGCATCTGGTGTATAGTTTTGTGTTGCCCACTGTTCACTCGTTTTAAAATTGATCTGACCGCTTCCTTCAAACAGGACCCCATTGCCGTCTGTGTTTTCCTTTATGGTTACTTTCTGACCCGCCTCGCCAAATTCCAAGTTTAACCTTGCTGCGCTTATAGTCACATCCGTTGATGTCTGATTAATCATCGACACTACAGTGTTGCCGTTGTAATCGCTCTGTGAGACCTTGGTGGTAATTGCTTCGGCATTCTGTGTGATCTCTGACTGAAGGTTTTCGGTGGTATCGATGAATGTGCTTTTAAATTCATCCACCGTATCGACTACTTCGTGGACCTTGTTGTTAAGCACTTTAACAGCACGGTTCACGGATGTGACTTCCGCACGTCTCTGCTGACCGTTCGTTTCTAAATTGTCAAAGCACAGGCGAGGACCGTAAAGCGTACGTGACAGTATCGGTGCAACCACAACAGTACCTTTTAGCGTTGTTAATCGTACCCAGTCTCCAACCTCAACGTATGGCTGTGCAGTAAGCTTTGCCTTAAACGGTCTATATGCGAAGCTGTTTAACGAGAAGAACAAGTTCTTGGCAATTGCTCTACCAGTTGAATCGCTCACCCCAAACAGAAGCGGGTTAGAGTCGATAATATATGCGTTTGTCCCCGTGCCGTAAATGATTCCGGTAGTATTCTCGGTGGACTTAATTTGCACTTTATCGATGCGTTCAACATCGTAATCCGCAACGGTTAAGTTAGCTACAATCTGACGGTATGTATAATCACGCTTAATATCCTGGTCATTCCAAAAGTCATACCCGGCATGCGGTAAGAGCGTCTCAGACGGGTATAAAGTCAGAGACGGAAGAACCGCATTTTCAAAGCCGGTTGCAAATCGCAGTCTTCCATAACGGTCTACTTTAATGAAGCCACCGATTACCTCCTGTATATAACCAAGGAATTGTGTTGCCGTAGTGTTCTGTATATCGGCTGGCTTGCTCTCGATAACCACATCATAATTCGGGAATGCAAGTGGCATGTCATCCCATGTGAAGCCACAATACGTGAAGAAGGAAACCATGAGGTTTCTTATCGTAATGGGGAATGTCAACTGATTCCACCAGTCATCGACCGTTATATTGTCGAACACGTACATGTCATCGTATGCGGTGACATTTAGCCGATAATCGCCCGACCTGTCCACCTGCACAATGGTGTACTTTCCAAGTGGTATGTCCACATCCTCTGAGCCAACAGTAAGACGATGCACAGCCGTTATTGTCTTACCCTGTAAATCAGTAATGCTTTGATTTATGTTGCCAACGGTGAATGTAAGAGCATTCTTGTTTACTTCAGATAAATCAATTTGTGTGCCACTGCAAAGCGATTCATCGATGCTAATTGATCCACTGACAATATCTCTTGGACTAAGCGTTGTCCCATCGCTTAGACTCAAATACACTTGGGCATTTGTCCCGTCATCCATGTATGCATTTTTAACATCGTTGCTTACATCAAGCATTCTCGTTACCTCTCAATAATCGACAGATGCACATCAATCCATTCGCCTTCGCCATACCGAAGTGAATACAGCGTCATGGTCAAATCGCCACTGTATGCTTCATCGAGGAAACCCTGCGTGCCGACTGCGTCACAGTAAAACTGGAACTTGAAGTACTCTTGCGTTTTACATGCCCTGCGGATGAGTGCCAACTCATCATCAGAGAGATAAGGCCATGTTAACTCCACTTTATGAAGCATTTTCCGTGCCTCAACTTTGTGCAGATATCCTGCTTCATCTCGCCAAGCTTCAAGCTGGAGGTCTTCCTCGGTGTACTTAAGTTCAATCTGAGGAGTCGGCAGGTCGAATGTAGTGCCATCGCTCCATATCACTCTGTATGTATCTACAGATGCTTTATTTGTAAGACCAATTACATTACCCATCTTACCGACTCCCTTCTTTCACTTAATATGCCAGCAGAGGACTGCTACCTGTGCGCCGTGACTCTGCGTTGATCCGGTTAACCACATTGTCCGTAATGTCTTTGCCATCAAGGTACACGTTCACGTTGTTGCCACCGTTTGCCATTGCGCTAACTACCGCGTTGTATACACCGTTGCTGACGGCAGCTACGATCTGGTCATTGTTTGCTACCGCTGTCCTGCCACCGATGTTACCGACAAGTTCCGGTCCAGCCTCTCGTGCAATGAACAGCTGCCCGGTTGACGGGAAGCCACCGCTTGCCCATCTCTGCGTACCGTCTACGCCGACCGGTGTACCTGTGTATGACACAACTATCGGGTGAGTGTTGTAATACCACTGTATGCCCCAAAGTGTGTTCGTGGCTGTGGTATACGCACTGCTGGCAGCACTGCTGATAGTACTCTTTACACCTTCTCCTGTATTCCATGCATTCGTACCGATTGCGGAGAACCATGAACTAGCAGTAGAACTTGCACCGCTTGCGGCACCGCTAATCGTTGACCCAATGCCACTGCCCGTGTTCGATGCGTTTGTGCTAATCGTTCTGAACCACCCACTTGCGGAAGAACTGGAACTACTTCCTGCATTGTTTATTGTTGTCTTAATGGTGTTCCCGGTTGATGTTGCCCCGCTCAGGATTTTTTGGAACCAACCAATAACACCCGTTTTCGCGGTACTTGCGGCGCTTACGATGTTGTTCATTGTGGCTCTGAACGTTGACAACAGGCCAGTGCTTCCTGTCGATACATTCGACTTAGATTTATTCATCATCGAAAGCATGGAATTGGACACGTTCTTCTGCGTGGTGTCGGACTCTTTTGTTGCCGTTGTACGCATTCCGCTAAATTCCGCGTCCACATTGGTCTTCATGGTACGTGATTCTGTTGTGGCATTCGCACGGATCCCACCAAATTTTGTTCTTATGAAAGACTGTAATGGGTTCATTGTTCCCTGTGTATCTAAATACAATCCCTGCAGTGCGATGTTCCCGTTTGTTCTCAGCAGGTTCAAATGTTGTGCACCCGTTGACGATGCACCACTGAGTTTTGTGTCTGTGGTGTTTTGTACCTTCGTGAGGTTCGTGTCCGTGTCTTTGAACAGTTTGGACAGGATGGAAGAGCCTACCGAGCCAAACTTTTTAATGATCTTCTGACCGCTTGTGTAAGTATCTCTGATGACCTTCTCTTTTTTCTCTGTTTCTGCGTTAGAACGCTTAACCGCATTGTTGTAGAGTTGTTCCTCACGCCCGAATGACATCAGCTTCTCTAACGCACCGCCACCACCGGCACTTCCACCAATTACCTTTCCGAGCAGTGTTACGGCAGAATGCCATTTTGTTGTATACTTGGCTGCTTCATCAGCCTTGATAGCGTACTCGTCTAGCTGTCTGAGGATAACAGTAAGTCCTGCAGCGCCGAGTGCACCGGCAAGCGCACTACCAGCTATAGCAAGTCCACCGCCAGCACCGGCAGCTGCGCCCGCGCCACCTGCACCTGCACCTGCACCTGCACCTGCGCCGAAGATTGCCTCGCTTATTTTCTTGGCGAGTCCCTTCTTGGCAATCTCAGCCATCAGGCTTGCGGCAAACTTGATTGCAAACAGACCTGCGAATACATTGATACCACTGATTAAGTCAGCACCACCCTCTGATGAGAAGATTCCCTTAAGCAATTTACCGATAGCAGACCCGAGGTTCTTAATCATAACCGTGAGGTGCTGACCCCACTCGATCTGACCGAGCATGTTGCCGATTTTCGTTCCGAGTCCTTCCCAGTCAACGCCGTTGATGATTCCGCTCGATATAAAGTCGAACTTGTCAAGCGTACTCTCAATGGTCTGCCCGATACCTTCCCAGTCGATACCGCCAATCGTTGTATTGATGAAGCTTGTTATGTTATCCACAATGGACTGCCCATCAAGATTTTTGATGAGTCCAGCCAGTGTCTTGAACACACCGTTGATTCCACCGCTCAGTGTTTGAGCAGCTTCCGTCCAGTGAATCGTTTTGAACCAATTGTTAACAATCGTTGACAGCGCAGTACCGATGCTTCTGAAGTCAGTCCGTTTAACAATGCCCCACGCAGTATCAATCACTGCATTAAGCCTGTTAGCCATTGTCTGTCCGACAAGATCCCACTCGGTTTCCTGCACAATACCGTTGATTGTCCTCGCAATTCCCGTGCCGAGTTCCTTGAAGTTGAACTGAGTGAGGAATGTATTTGAGATATCAAATGCTGCGCTTAAGCCGTCAGCTATGGTCTGTCCAAGCAGATACCAGTCAAGGCTTCTGACCACACCGTTAAGTGTTCTTGCGAGTGCTGATGCCCACTTCACACCCCACGGTCTGAATGTCTCATTGATCCAGTTATCGAGTTTCTTCAGAGCATCGTTCATCTTGCGGGCAATCTCATCGCCAAGCTTTTCCCACTCGCCACTGTCGAACAGGTCTTTCAGCGTTTTGTCGAGCGGTTCCTGGGTGAACATACTGCCGTAGTCCATACCGCTACCGCCACCACCGCTACCGCCTGTGTCAGTGTCTGCGCCCTTCAGAATCGTTAATTCATCGATCTGTGCAAGACCGAGTTTTTTCAACGCATCAGTAGCTTTTCCTGCGCCACCGCTAACAGCCTCGGCATATTTAGTAGGATACTTCGCCGCTTTATTCCATGTTCCTGCACCGGTAAACAGTGCAATCACCTGGTTGATGACATTCAGCAGTGCAACAAACTTATCGATTAAGAAGTCTACCGCCGGGGCGAGTGCGTTGATGATTGGCGACACCATTGCGCCCAGGCTGTTCTTCAGATACAGTGCTGATGTTGCAAGCCTATCCATAGACCCAGCAAACGTTGTACCCATCAGCGTACTGTACTGATAGAGATTATCGAGACCAGTCTTAAACGCCGCACCGATATCTTTAATGACTGTGCGGATCATCCGGTAGAACAGAATACGTTTAAATGCTGCGCCAAGCCCAGTGAACTGTTTTACAGCGCCTTTGACGTTCTGAACAAACCTGCCTCCCAACGCCTGTGACAGCCGCAGCAGTGCCTTCTCAGGTAATGTGGTAATCTTTGCTACCGTCTTCAAAGCGGAGACAAACTCTGCCACGGTTTTCTTCAGCTCTTCAATGCCAAACTTTACGACCTGTGAGACCTTCTGCAGTTCCTTGAGAGCCTCCGCATTTCTCTTCGCGGCCGCTGCTGAATCATCCTGCACCTCAGTAAATTCAGCGTCCAGAATATCTTTATCATTCGTTTCCGCAAAGATCGTGCTCAGCGCGGTACCTTTACCATCAGGAACAGCCGGCAGGAATGATTCCTTCTGCCGATTGGAACTGTTGAACCTGGCCTTATGCAGCAGGAACATTGCAGCCGCATACTTTTGCATTGCCTCAGCTTTGCTTACATCAAGGTCCGCAACCGCTTCATTCAGTTCCCTGATGAACCTCGGCATGTCGAAGTTCACTTTATACCCGGACGCCTTTGCAAAGCTTTGAAGTCCCAAAGCTAATTCATAAATTTTCCATGTATTGATATTCTTAAACCGGTCAACAGCATTTCCAAGCTTATTCATCTCTTTGCGGAGATCGCTGAACCTAACACCGGTATTTGCAATTTTCTTGAGACGACCTAACGATGTCGCAAGTCTACTAAGTGACGCTGAACCTTCATCCGCTGAGCTTAATCTTGCGAGCGTATCGCCAAGTTTCAGCAGCTCACGATTGATGATTTCAAAGTTCAAGCCGTCCTTGGTGACCTTCTTTAAACGCGTTAAAGAGGATGAAAGCTGGTTGATCGCTTTAACACCACTCTCCGCACTGGCAGTTATCTTAAATTCAAGACCGGACAGTTGTGCGTTGTTATCAGGCATTCTCGCCACCTTCCTTCCTCTTTTCGTTTCTTACTTTCTGATTCGATGCTGCCATCCACGCCTGCAGACGATTCTGAACCTTTTCCTTCTTACGCTCATACTCTCTGCGCTTACGTTCTTCAGACGCAGTACCGCTTAACGGATACGGCTCGGTAGGATATGGCGCCAGCTTTGGTCTAGCCACCATACCGTTGAACAGCTGTGCAACGTCTGTCAGCGCCTCATAGATGTACAAACCCTGAAGCCAAAGCTGTTCGTTCAGCCGTTCCTTATCGAACTCAGCCTTCCGTCTATACGCCTTACACAGCTGAGGATCATCATCCCAGTACTGCTCGGACGTCATCCCTATGCTCAGGTAGTATGGAAACCATTCATCGAATATTTGCCGAAAGTTAGATTTTATGGGAGATTTAGGTTTCTTTTGAACTAGTCCTTCTTCTCCCACAGAGCCTTTTTTGTACTTTCTTTAGGCTCCTCCATCGTCGCCTCTACTGCGGCAATGTACATGTCAGTCAGTACTTCAAACAGTCCTGCTTTATCCTCGATACCCGCCCAGATCCTGTCAGCCTCTTCAACCTTCATATTCTTGTGATGCGCCAGGAAGGCACCACGGAACAGAGTCTCAGTGCTGGATACCGGCTTAGAGCTTGCCTCGTAAATGTTGAATCCGGAATTCTCAAGGTCACGGACCGTACGGCGTGTAAATTCGAGTGTGTAATTCTTGTCATCAAATGTAAGTTCAATCTTAGCCATTGCTTTTTTCCTCCTCTGAGTATGATTGACTATTGATGCCGACTGCCGGAGTTGCACCGGCGGTACTCTTGTCAGCATGTAGACCAGCACGAGACTGGTCTGTTTTGTTATTACGCTACAGAAAATGCGATAGGTGTGGATGCGGCAAGGGAGATCGTCATGTCTCTTACTTCGTTGACACCAGCACCTGTCAGACGAACGTTCAGCATACCTTTGAAGCTGAACTTACCTTCGGAACCGGTCGGTGTCGGAGCAGCACCTGCGTTTTCCGTGCCGCCAAGCCACAGTGCGTAGTACTCTTCCTGGTTCTCAAGAGCCTTCAGAGCCTGGAATGTCTCCTTCTCATAGTTCGCTGTGAACGTCAGAGTGTCGGCATCTTGAAGGCCCAAAATCGACACGCGCATTGAATCGGAGAGGCTAGTCGTGTCGAGAAGCTCCGGTTCACCACCCATATCGGGGTATTCCTTGATAGGACACAGATTTGTGTAAGATGTTCCATCCGTGGAATGCATCAGGAATGAAAGATAGCTGCTTGTTGCTGCCATGTGTTCTACCTCCTATAAAAGTGTTCACCGTCTGTCACAACAACGTAACGTGCTGTCAAACGGAATATGGTTGAATCGTCAAGATTCGGCACCTGAGTAAGCGCAGATCTGACAAAGTTCTTCTTCATCAGCAGGCCATCAATAACAGACATGATGGTTTTGCACTCACTCTTAGCTATGCCTCTCTTGTTTGAATACACATCGATCTGAAACATTGACGTTTCCGCAGTATCCGTCAGTGTGTTGTCGAGTGTTGACTGCATCGGATAGCTGTCTGCCATCACAATACAAATGTGCGGGAACTTTGCCGGTGCGCGTACATACTGCGCAGTGATCTCCGCTGAAGGAAACTGCTCGTGTAAGGCGGTATACAGATAATCGAACACTTCGTTTTCGCAGTCGATCATGAATCGAACACCTCCTTAGCTACTCGCTGAACTTCCTGCAGCAGGTCCTGTTTTGTCAGCCACATACACATATTTGCCGGATTACCACGTGTAAGATACTTTCCTGGAATTGGATTCCCATCTTTGTCTTTAGCGGACCAGCCTGTCGTGCCTGCTGTATCGCCTTCATATGACCACACCTGCCTTCTTCCCATGCCTTTGCCCGGATACGTTCCGTGGTACATCCCAGTATCATTGGCTTCCGGATGAGAATCGGGATAATGTACGCCAGACCCAAATTCCAGCACAAGCACCATAGGGCCCGTAGCGACCACAGCGACTGCGTTATCACCGCGTTCTTCCATAGTGACGCTGATGTCTCCTATGTAACCTGCGTACGCAAGTCCTGGACTGTTAAACAGCTCCGAGGCTCTTGTGCAGCCAAGCTGTGCCATACGTTGCAGGAATTCCGGTATTTTATCCTCAACAGACCTACGCCACTTTTCGACTTCGTCGGCAGCGGCTGCTATGCTTTTTGGATTAAAGACATTGATGGTGATGGTCTTCATTCCGTATCTACCTTCTTTATCCTGTACGACTTGCAATTTAATGATTCGGCAACCTGTGTGACGATATAATCCGGTGTGTTCACCAGGTTATCATTCCCGTCATACTCAGGCTCCCTGTCCACAAACAGCAAGGTCATTTCGTCCATAGGACAATCCTTAGGCATCGGATTGATGACCTTCTCGTATCTGTCAAGCATTCCGAACAGGTCTGTTTGTGCCGTTCCGGATGCCGGTGAAATATTGCCCTCACAAGCTACTGGGGATGAGTAGCTCGGAACCATTTCCCCGGTCCGGTAACCGTCTTCATCAGTTACCGGCTCTTCACCCTCATACAGTTGGTACCAAAATGGAACTTTGTTCCGATAAAGCCCCATCATTTTGGAACCCCCGCAAATGGTATGATCTCGCTCAGCAAGCTCGGTGGAACATCCGCGGCCTCATAATGGCGATGTGTTCCGTTTTCAAGATGGACGTTTTCCCCATCAGCACCGCGCTTGTTAAGGAAATATGCCGCGATCCTTAACTGTACGGATTTGTAATCTTCTGGCACTGGCAGATCTGTGTAGTCTTTTACACACGGATACGTGCGATGAAGCACGGTATCTCCCGCGAGTTCAAGAAATGCAGACAGCACATCTTCGTCCGTTTCGTCTGTCATGCTTCTCAGCAATGTCATCATTGTTTCATCAGTCATGCTGTCTGCCTCCTCTTACTTCTTTTTCTTTGCCTTTACAGGCGCTTCGGCAAACTCAATCGGATTTGCCTCGCTGAGATTAAACTTGCGTCTGATCTCATCCATCGTCATAGGTACAGCACCGTTTAGTTCCTTCATGACGGTTGTCCCGTTTGTGATAGTGACACTTTCCAGTTCGCGTACCTCAACGACCTTATCCTTCGCAGTGATCTTTACGTTCCGGAATTTATCACCGTCCTGAACGTAAACAGCATTGCCCTTGACGTAATACATCAGCTCAGCTCCTTAAACGTTGCAGATAACGCGGGCAATAGCGATGTTCTTCGCATCAGCTTTTCTTACCCAGTTTGCAGCTGCAGCGAGCTGTGCGTCAGTCGGAGAGCTTGTGTATCCGCTGGCCGGCTTAACGAATTCAAATCCATTCGGGTGAATGGTCTCACGGATACGTGTTACCAGAGCATCGTATCCACCACCAGTAAGGCTGTCTCTCATAACTTCGGACGGTGTCTTAACCGGAGCTGCTGCGTACTGAATTGCGCCGTTACCAAGCAGATAGGATGTAGCAACGCCATTTGCCAGTGGGCACTGGTCGTCAACAACGACTGTCAGACCATTAAGGTCTGCGATGCGCAGTGTTCTTTCGATACCCTGAATGTCTGTATACTTCCGGTATTCAAGCAGCTGCAGACCTGCAAGTCTTGTAGCTACAGCACTGTGCATAAGGATGAGACCAAAATCAGCAGCAGCATCACCGAGTGCTTTCTGTGCAGCCTCAGCGGCAGTCGTAGCTCCGAACTTGTTAGCGTCGGTAGCTGTACCGGTAGCAGAGATGTCCAGTGTATGTGTTGCGAAGTCGGTGTCAGACGCTGTTCCGAACAGAGCATTCAGTTCAGCAAGCATGATAGTCTGACGTACTTTCTGCCAGTAATGTGCAACCTGAGATGTGATCTGTCTCATCGGATCAGCACCGCTGTTGTAATCGACTACGAAGTCTCTTTCCTTCCAGCCGTGTGCACGACCGAAGACAACACCGGTCTGATAGGATCCTTCCGGATCAGTAACGGTGATATTGGTATTGCCGTCATAGTTCTCCGGTGTGCCACCGATTACCTTGTAAAACGGAATCGTATACAGATCGGAACCGTTTGCGATGAGTGTAGCGATTTCTGCATTACGTACAACAGCACCGCTGTCGAACATAGCTGTCAGTGTTTTGTCTTCCGCGTTCTTCCAGTTGTAATCAAACAGCTCAGGATTGAACGGATAGTTCAGGAATGTTCCAGGCATTATTAATTACCTCCCTAAATAATGTGCAGTTCTTTCTTCCAGTTCGGGTGCTCCTGGATGAATTTCTGCTGGTCTAATGTACTGAGTGAGTCAAATTTTTCACGGGTCATTACTGTTGCGCCATCACCGGCAGGCGGGACTGGTGTGCCCTTCATCATTGCGGCTTTGATCTTCTGCTCCTGCAAAGCACTGAATGCTTTGGTATTAGCGAAAACCTTGTTCATATCGCCGTCGTATAATGCCTGCGCTGTATCGGCAGCCAGCGCTTCATCAAAGCCAAGCGCGATGTAATTTGCCTTATTCTCCGCAATAGTGCGAATCTTCTTCAGTTCAGCATTCTCAGTCTCAAGCGCTTCCAGTCGATCATTGGTCTCCGCGGCAATTCTGCTTGCCTCGTCCATCTGATCACGGACCTGCTTCTTGTACTTTGCCGCTTCACTGGTAGCCTTATCCAGGGCATCTTTCCATCTCTTCTCGGCAGCTGTCTCAGCGTTTGGGTCTCGTTTGGTGATTCCTGCTGTCTCAAGCGCCGCATCGATCTCCTCGACCGTCATGCCGTCCTTGTACGCATCACCAAGCAATTCCTGTAATCTACTCATGAATTCCTCCGCGAATTTTCTATAGCGACTTCTCTGCCGCATTACTGCGATTTACGTCTTCTCTGACGATACATTTGCGAAATTTGTTAAGCGGCTTCTCTGCCGCTGTTGAATACTAGCCAGCACCTGCATCCGCAGTTGTTGTCAGCTTTTTCAAAACCGCCAGGGGCCAGAGCTTTGTCCCCGTCGAAGGTAACAAAGTAATCATTAATGCCTACCTCATCGCCGTCGATATAAGAGTGCGTATCTCTTACACGGTTGTCCTCCATCGTATGCCAGCGTTTTTTTACTACAGTGCCTGCCTTCGCTATCTGCTGTGCCGCATCCAGCTCGCCGGCATTGTAATTACGATGGAATTCATCTTCAGCAAGTGATGCTAAGGCTTTTACGTCCTTTGCATACACATGCTCTTTGCAACGGTCCTCAAACGTTTTACCAGCGATTACCTTGTATATGCTGTCAATCAGCCGGTCGTGATCTACGGTAACTTCAGTATCCTCAGCGCTTACCCCGATATCATCTAGGCAATCGTAGAAGCCCATAAGGTATCCCTCGATCAGCTCGTCCAGAAGGTCATCTATTACAGACTGCGCGATATCCCTCCGGTTATTCGTGCTTTTCCTGGCAATTTCGTAAGCCGTGAACATGAGGACCGATAGTTCATCAATCTTAGCCAGGTATCTCCTTCTGTCATTCATATGAATAAAGGGACTGACGGTATCGCAACCATCAGTCCCTCTGGACCTCCTTATCTCTGCCGACCCCTGTCAGCAGTTCGCAACTTTTCTCTGCACGGCAATTACTACGATCTCGCCGTGTTCTATCTTCAAAACTACCTCACTTACTTTGCCTTCATCGTTCCGGTTCAGCAGCTGCAGGATTGTTTTCTGCGTCTTCTCCGGTATTTCCGTTATCTTCGCCATTCTGCGCCTCCAGTTCCGTTTCATCAGCGGACTGTGCCGCCGGCTCTGTTTCAACAGCAGGCTGTTTGTTTTCCTCGTAATACTCCATGCTGTCTATATAGGCCTGCTCCGGGTCCACGAACATGCCGCAATATTCAAATGCAAGCCTCGGATGGATCTTCTCATTAGCGAGCATCGTGACAAGCACCTGTGACTTCATCTGAATGTTTTCGTAGTTCCGTCTTGTGAACCTAACCTTGATATCCCTCAGACGCAGATCAAGCGCCGGTTCAGCCAGTGTACGGCAGATGGTCAGCACCACCTTCAGGAATTCCAGCTCCGAACCTCTAAACATCGTTTCAGAGTTTTTTGCGTTCGTCTCGGCATCGCTCCATCCGTCTCTGTACACTACGGCGATTCCATTATCACCGTTTCCGCTGTTTCTGTTCGGCATGCCTACAATCTTCAGGACCATCGCGTATTCGTGCTCGATGAGACTCTGTGCACCTGCCTGGTTAAGATCAGAAGTGATGTAATCAACCTCGGCCTTCTTGCCTTCCTCGATGTCAGCGTACTCAACAACACCAAGATCTCTCAGCGCTTTAAACTCATCAAGGTCGATCTTGACATTATGGAATCGCATCAAGCTCTGTACGAACTGTGCTAATCCATTCTGCCGATCTGACGCGGTGAGGTTAATAGCGTCAAGTAACGGCAGGACTGTTTCAAACGCGCCCACCCTTGCATCATTCAGTGGATACTCGATGATGGGAATACGCCCGAGCGGGTTGATCTGCTCTTCAAGGATGTCTGCTTCACCTGTTTCAAGCCAGCCGATCAGGAAGTACTCCGTCGGCGTGTAGCATGACGCCAGGATAGTACCGTCTTCACGAACAATGTATTTAACACCTAGTCTTGCCGGCTCACCAAGAGAATTGCCGTACACGACAAACGCATACCTTGGGTCCAATGTGAAGATTTCAAATGGTGCGTCGTCGAACTCTGTATCTGCCTCGCTATCCGGCAGGACCATGCGATACGCTGTACCGCAAATGTGGTTCCACTCGGCGATGCTCATGTCCTCCTTAGCTTTGTTTTCAGAAGACATGTATGTATTCAGCCGCTCGAGACCTCTGCTGATCTCCTCGGAATTGCCGTTCGCTACGTACTGTATCGGACTACCGACCAGATACCCGACCTTAAATTTAACGATCTCATCCGCGTGGTTTTCGACGATCCGGTAGTTGATCTCCGGTCTGACATCCTTCACACGCTCCAGTATCGGCTGAATACCTTTCCGGTACTTGTACAGGTAATCTATTTCGGTCGAATTCAAATAATGGGTATACATTGCGTCATTCAGCACGGTGAGTATGTTATCTCTTGTTATGACTGACGCGTCTGTCTTGATTTTTCTGCGGCCAGATAAGACCGGTGCTTCAAAAACAGTTTCGTTTGATGTAGTCATACACCGCTCCTTTCTACCCACTATCTCACAAAAATACTAGCAGGCAGTATTTGTCTAATCAAAACCAAATTGCGAGGGTCCGCTAATCTTTTGCGAGACATCAGAACAGCCTCTTTCTTGCATGCGCGACAGATACCTGTGGTCTGAATGCAAAGTCCACTGTCATGCTCATTACATCAGGCGCATCATCGTGGTCATTATGCCCAGTAAGCTTGAATGAATACACGTTGTTCATGAACAGTTTGTACTCCTTTGACTGCTTGTTTGAATCAAGTATCACGAACCGCTGCCGTATGTCCGGACTCTTCTCAAAGATCCTCTGCTCCTTGGCTTTGCTGTTTGGCGCCGTCTTTGTTGTGAGCGTCACTTTATGCCCGAGCTTCTGCAGCTCCTTCTCCACACCATCCTTGTACGATGATGTCATCCTGTTTGCCTCGATCTGCATGGACGTAACGCCCCATCTCTTTGCGCGTACCGCCAGCTCGTGCTGCGTGTCCTCTTTCTCACGTTTGTCGAACACTACATCTACCAACATGATGTCGTCCCCGATCAGCTTGTTTATTGTAGCGGCGACAAAGTCACCACCGCCCCACGCAGGGTCCACGACCATGAACGTGCGGTCTACCTCTGTCTCCGGTATCTCACCGTTGAACGTTCTGAAGTCTGTCGGTTCAAACAGTGTATTATCACGTTCTATCGGTTCACCCTGGTACTGCGCATACCATGATGGCAGGTCGTTATTAGCCTCGAAGCTTGCTCTGCGCTGTCTGTAGAACGTTGTACTGAAGCCGACCCCGTAGCTATAGTCGAAATTACTCTCGTCGTCGCTGTTCAGCGCTGGCAGGTTTATGACCTTATACCTTCTGTTCCTGAACTGCTCATTATTCATCAGCATGTCGAGCCGTCTCCCGGTCGGGTCTGCCATCGACCATCTGGTCCCGATCCACAGCAGCTTTGCATGTTCTTTTGCTCGCGGTATGAGGTTGTTATCGACCTTTGACCATGCACTTACCAGCCGCTCTTTGTTTAGCGCCTCCTCAATGCTCCCGATCAGGTCATCGCTGATGACCATGTTTGACGCGTCACACGCGCCGTTTAGTGTTCCGCTGAGCGATCGGCAGGTCAATGACGGATAGTGCTTCCTTCGACCGATGTCTACTGTCTCTTCATCACCATGCTTAGCTGCTATCTGCATCGTGGGAAATATCGCACCCCATTTGTATGTAATGTCATCTGTCAGCAGCTCAAGCACGCCGTTGTAGAACGCTCTCGTGATGAAGTCACTGTATGAGCTGTACAGATTACTGCCTTCGCTGTCACGCCCGATCATCCAGGTTACGTAGAACAGCATCAACGTTGTCTTTCCTACTCTCGGCGGCATTGACAGCACGAGCTCATCAAGTCTGTCGTCACACAGGTCCTGCAGCGCCTCTACTACCGGCAGCATCACCCGCCGTCTCGGCAGGTAGAACCTCTTTTCTACCGGCCTGTCAAACTCCAGCGCCTGGCAGTACTCGTCGAACCTGTACGGTGCCGCGCTCAGCAGCGACCGGTACACGCTGTACCGCAGGTCCTCAGCGTCATTGTACCTTCGTTCCTGCCCGGCTCTTGTCATCGCCTCCGACATTAACTGCCGAAGCACTCTGTTTGCCGGCAGTGCTGACTCATGATCTTCTTCCATCCACATCTCTACCAGGCTGATGCCGTCCCTGTATATGTCTGCATCATCAGGAGCACTATCCAGCGCAGTCATGATGCCGTTGTACGTCTTTTTAAAGTCCATCCCGCCGCCTCCATCTCATAAAAAACAGAGGAGTCATGTGGTTCAGCACACCTGCTGTTCCTCATGGCTCCTCTGAGCGTTTACTCTTATTTGCTTGTCCTGTATTTGTAGTACGTTGCCCGCGAGATCCCGAGTGTCCTCCAGTCCGCTCCAGAGCGTATCTTTTCGATGATCTCATCACTCACACATGGTCTGCCCTCTCGGAAACCTTCTCTTTGCCTCGCGACAGCTTTTCCTGCAGCTGTCCGTTCACAGATCATATCCCTCTCAAACTCTGCGAACGCCAGCATCATATGAAGCATCAGGCGCCCCATCGGCGTGTCTTCCAGCAGACCCATATTCAGTATGTGTACCTTGATTCCTTTATCGAGCAGGTCCTTGATCACATTATAGCCGTCTGAAGCGTTCCTGGCGAAACGGTCCAGCTTTGTGACCATCAACGTATCACCCGGCACGAGCATGGAAAGCACTGCGTCAAACTCAGGCCGCTCCATCTTCGTTCCTGTGAAATGCTCACTGTAGATATTTGCCGCACCGGCTGCCTTCAATTCGGCAACCTGTGAGGATAATGAATTTCCGTCAAGCGCCTGTCCGGCAGTGCTGACTCTCGCGTATCCGTATACTGTCATAGTTTTGGCCCTTTTTCGTGTCTTACGTGTTACTTAGTCGATCTCGATGCCGTCTTTCGGTATGGCGGCACCTCTCGGAATCGCTACGAGTTTGTAGTTACAACCCCTGAGCATCTGAGCGGCTGTTTCGGTATTAAGGTCCTTCTGCTTCAGACGGGATTGTATCAGCTGCGGTGAGATGTTCTCTGCGTTTGCGATCGCTGTCTTTTTCAGCCCGTTATCGGCAATAATCTTTTTAATTGCATCAACTATGTTCATGTTTGTTCTCCTTATCTACAACAAAAATATAAGGTATCCTTTATTAAAAATCAAGGTTAATCTTTAATTTATTATAAATATTTTCCTTTATTTTGAACGTTAACGGGCAAAATGCTTATCATTACGAGCAAAATTAATGGAGGCTAAACAATTAAAAGGTTCTTCGGTTCATTCGTTGGCATGGGCTGAAGGGCCTTTTTCTTTTTAAAAGTGCAGAAACCACCTCCCCGCCCGAATTAGCACTCCCTAACTTCCCCTGCTAGGTATCACCGGCAGAGCGTCCAGGACCGGCAGCAGATCGGACCGGCAGAGCGTCCAGGACCGGCAGAGCGTCCAGGACCGGCAGCAGATCGGACTGGCAGAGCGTCCAGGACCGGCAGAGCGTCCAGGACCG